TATTTCAATTCGTGCGCCGAGATTGACAGCTTTTTCCGCGAAGGTCGTGAATACTTCAACGATCTGTATGTGAAGAAGCTCGTCACCAACTCGACGTATTTCACTCGTTTCGACGAACAACCTTGGCCGCTTAACCACACCACCGAGCAGAAAGCCTTCCGCTTCGGTCGCGGCTTCTACGATCCCTGCACCCCGTTCCGCAAGATCGTTGACACCTACTGCAACACGGACTCCTGCGACAGCAAGCCCGAGGTCATCGAACGCCCCGGCACCGAGAGCTACACTTTCGAGCTTCTCCGCAAGGAAATGACCACCGACTGGATTTGCGTGGAGAGCCTTCTCTACCGCCTCTTCCCCGCTGAAGAGATTCTCCAGTTTGAGGAGTCGAATGCCCGTATCACCAAGAACGTCCACGAAGAGTTCCTCCGCGCCAACTACATCGGCGGTGCGGGTCACAAGTGGCTCGGCGTTGTGAACGACGATGGTGTCTACTGCGGTCTCCTTGACGACCAGTCTTGGTTCATTCCCGAACACTCGACCAACAACGAAGCTGGCTACGACCTCTGCGCCGTGCGCGTCAAGGTTCCCGTTGCCGACCTCAACAAGATCGCATACCTCTCGCTGGATATGCTGGATGACGCTCTGGTTGAACTCCAGAACGAAGACGACGCCTTCCGCCTTGACCTCTCCGAGGCAACCGGGATGCCCCTCCTCGACATCGTTATCCCCGATCCCCGCGTTGGTCGTGGACTCTACTTCCAAGCCAAGCGTAACAATGGTTACTGGGATGCCAACACCGACTTCGATTCTCGCCTTACGAGCCTCAAGTTGGGTGTCAACCGCATCATCGGTGACTACGCCTTCGGCTACGACATCAACAGCGTCCGCTTCAACGCCGACACTGCCTTCAACGCATCGCTGCCCGCCTTCAACGCGAGCGACTCTTCGACGTGGCCCCGCCTCATCCGCGTTCCCCGCTACGTCAAGACCACGCTTGAGAACGGCTGCGCGTATGTTCCGAACCGCGACTACCAGAACGCAGACTTTGCGATCTCTGCCGCTATCGTCAACAACGCGATGGTCAAGTGGACGATGCCTTCCTCCACGGGATACGGCCAAGCCCAGCAGATGACCCAGAACTACGCTGGGGACTGGGAGTGGAAGAACCCGGATTGGGAGTGCAACCGCTGGCGCAAATCGGGCTTCTACCAAGCCCAGTTCCGCCTCGCGGCTCAGGTCAAAGACCCGACCCTCATCCACGTGTTCCTGCATCGTATGCCGAAAGCCCGTAACCTCTACGGCTCCTGCTGCGAACTGAACACCTACACGCCGTGCAACACCAATCCCGACTGCTACTCCTGCGAGGGCGTTGGCGACATCGTTGCTCCCTAACCAATAATCCCTAATGAGGGGCGGGAATCCTCCCGCTCCTCAAAGGGGGAAAGGAAAACAAAATGGCTTGCTTCACAGACCTAAACTACGCAGACCGCAGCTACCAGTTGTTGAGAACGCTCGCAACGATTTCGGAAACCAATCCGATTGCGTTGGGATGCTACGCCGAGATGAATGATTCTGGAAAGATGTTCCAGTTCTATTCCAAGCTCGCCCTCATCGCTGGCTACGAAGATGCGTTGAACCAAAACTGCTTTGAGCAACTGACCGAGGACGCACAATGGTGGCATCTTAACGAAGCCCTGTTGGACGCCCTTACGCCACCTCCTCTCTAACAACAACAAAACCAATATAATAATATGTCAAATCGCCGTCCTTACACACCCGACCGCACAGTTCTGTTCGGTCCTCAAACTGTGAATCTCTTGGAAGCTGGCAACGCTGTCCTCGTTCGCTTGAACGATCAAGACACCCGCTTCATCGTCCAAGACGTGATTCTCGAAACTGTCTACGCCAAAGGAACCACCGCCACCGACCCTCAGGTCCGTGCCACCGATGGAACCAATGCGATCACCTCGACCCTCACCATCACCGATTCCCTCGACAATGTTGGCGGTGCGAACTATCTCGCGCTCGTTTCCAACCCCGTCCCGACTGTCACCGGAACCGACACCCTCACCCTTGAGAAAGTTGTCGTTGGTCTTGGTCAGGCTACCGCCACCCGCGCCCGCACGAATGGTGTTGCAACCATCGTGACTGGTGCCGCCCATGGCTTCGCTACTGGCGACCTCATCACCATCGCTTCGATGACCAACACCAGCTTCAACGCCGTTGACGCTTGCGTGACTGTTGTGGACACCACGACCTTCACCTACGAAAACGCTGGTCCTGATGTTGGGTCTGGAGCAGATACCGCTGGTCGTGTTGGTGCGCTCAAGGTTAACGCCTACGCCACCGGCATCTACTGGTAATTATCGTTAACGATAACTTTGGAGCGTAGGGGTTCGATCCCCCTGCGCTTCCAATAACACATTTTGAACTATGCCGACAAAGGAATGCTTCATAAATGCATCAACTGACGACCAGTTGTATTACATTGTGGAAGCCTTGTCGGAAAACTCGGGTTACACCCCCCCCTCTCGGGAATGCTTCTTAACTCTTTCACCCGACTACCAATGGTATCATGTCTGGAAGGCATGGGGCGGCGGTAGTTAGAATCCAATATCGAATATGCCAATTGACTCTAAAGAATGTTTTGCCGCGCTGACCGAAGATGGCCAGCTTTGGGAGATTTACCAAGCAGCACAAACTGGTGGCGGTGGAATTACTTCAATCAACGGAGACACGACCGCCGCGCAACTCATTTCTGGAACCGCACCCATCACCGCATCCACAGCTGCTGGGACCACAACGATCTCAACCAGCATGAACACAGCCCGCTTGCTTGGGCGCACGACCGCTGGAGTTGGTGTGGCGGAAGAGATTACAGTTGGAACTGGACTCTCCCTTGCTGGTGGAACACTCACAAACACAGTCACTGCTGGAGTTACCTCCGTCACAGCCACCGCCCCGCTGACAAGCTCTGGTGGTGCGACACCCGACATCTCAACCAGCATCTCCACCAACCGCATCGTAGGTCGCAGCACCGCAGGAACTGGTGTGATGGAGCAACTCACCCCGGTCGGCATCACAGTCTCTGCTGGGAACATCACAGGTATTGGCGGGACAACTGGAACTGTTGACAACGCAGTCCCACGCGCAGATGGCACAGGTGGGTATACTGTGCAGGGAAGCGATATTGTCATAGATGATGCAACGACCAGCACACAAAACAATGTCGCCATCACGAACCAGCACAGCGGCCAAACGAACTCCTCGCTCGTCCTCACGCCGAAAGGCACGGGGGCGCTGATTGCGGGACCGAAGCCGGATGGCACGGCGACTGGCGGTAATGCGAGAGGGGCAAATGCCGTTGATTTTCAAACATCGAGAACAGCAGCAACGCAAGTCGCGAGCGGAGCTAATTCTGCGATTGTGGCCGGAACAAACAATACAGCAGCTTGCATTCGTGGTTTCGTTGGGGCCGGATCATCAAACAATAACGCAATCGGATCAAGTAACAACCATGCAAATAATGCAATTTTAGTAGGAAGTTCAAATTCTATAAATAGTTTTTATGGGGTTACAAATTCTGCGATTGTGGCAGGATCAAGCAATAATATCTTCACAACATTATCTGCTTCCGCTGGATCAGATAATGCAATACTTGCTGGTAATGGAAATGCTTTAAATTTAGGAAGCTATTCTGCAATTATTGCAGGCCAATTACACACATCCACAGCAGCTGGTGGAATTATGGGGGCCGGATACCAAAATTCCAACAAAAACTTTTATACAGCATTGATGTCTGGGGTTCAGAACGAAGTAGATGGATATGCCGGGTTCATTGGGGCTGGGTATGGAAATAAAATTGGAGCGCAAAGCGCAGCAATTTTAGGAGGAGAATATGCATTGGCAAATAGATGGTCTATGCAGGCCCACGCCGCAGGACGCTTTTCCGCAGACGGCGACGCCCAACGCGCCCGCTTCGTCCTTCGCTGCAAGACTACTACCAACGCCGCTGTGGAAATGGCACTTAATGGCAGCACGACATATCTCGGCATCCCATCTGGAAAAGTCATCGCCTGCACGATCAACATCTCTGGCGTGAAGTCAGATGGCAGCGCAGTCGCCCACTATGTCCGCCAATACGCAGTCAAGAATGTCGGCGGCACATCCAGCGAAGTTTATGCCCCTGTGACTATCGGCACCGATAACGCCGCAGGAACAACAATCGCACTCTCTGCAAACAATACCGACGACACTCTCCGCATCGCCGTGACTGGTATCGCCGCAGAAACATGGCGGTGGGTCGCCTCGGTGGATGCAGTCGAAATCGCTTACGGAACCTAATACTATGCTACGAACCTACGGACTCATATTCGCTGACGGAACCAAAGTTCTTTCCTCTGTCGTCCTTGATGACGAAGGCAACCCAAGGATTGACACGATTCGCCCCTACCCGCTTCCCGAAGACTGGGTTGACCCAATCCTTGTAGAGCTTATCAAAGCCGACCCTCCGGGGCCAGAGACAGAATGGACGAGCCATCTGGAATGGTTCGATGACCGCGTGGAAGTTCATTGGAAACCAATTAACAACTAAAGACTATGCCATCACCAGATCGTCATTTCGCAAACGCAGCCATCTTCACCCATTCTGCCAGCGGGATTACTCCAAATAGTGGCGACATTGCCTTATTCGCAAAGAGTAACAACATCTTCTACCAGAAGACCAATGCAGGAACCGAACGCTCCATCGCCCCAGCGGAATTGCTTGTCATTTGTAGTGATGAAACCACAGCACTTACTACAGGCACAGCGAAAGTCACGCTCCGCGCACCCTACGCATTCCAACTTACCGCCGTTCGCGCAAGCGTCACTACCGCCCCGACTGGAGCAGACCTTATTGTAGACATCAACAACGCTGGCAACTCTTGCCTTTCCACGAAACTCTCCATTGATGCAACGGAACTGACAAGCGTCACCGCAGCCACTCCAGCGGTAATCGACACCGCGCAAGACAACTTTGCCGACGATGCCCAGATCACAATCGACATTGATCAAGTAGGCAGCACAGTCGCGGGGGCTGGTCTAAAAGTATTCCTCTACGGAACCAGAGAGTAAAATGAACACACCAGACAGCAGCTTCGTATCACACGGCACAGGGTTTGCAGGGACAGTCTTCAGTTTGGTTGCTGTCGCTATTTCTATGCTCCCAGAACTTGACATTTGGTTCCGAATCTTCGCATCCGTAAGCGCAATCATTGCGGCATGGGTGTCGATCTATGTGATGATCGTGAAGCTCCGAAAGGACAAATGAAACTATCGTTAACGATAATCGCGGCAGCCCTACTCTCGTCCTGCGTCACGATTCCCATCCCGCCGTCCGGGCAGCACCAAGGCAAGCTCGGCTCAATTAGACTCTCCCTCAGTTACGTCCCCTACCAGACACAAACCGCAGGAGTGGACCCGAACACAAACTATGCTTGGGAACACTTCAGCAAAACACTGAAAGACAAACGATGAAACTACTGAACGCAATCCTTGAACGCTTGAGCGAGAACAGCACGTGGCGCGGGCTTATTCTGGTGGCAACCGCCCTTGGAATCAAACTCGACCCCGAGTTGCAGGAAACCATCCTCGCCGCAGGACTGGCATTGGTCGGACTGATCAACGTCCTACGCAAAGGAAAATAATCCCATGTTCCCAGAGACATATCGGCAGACACCGAATGTCAGCAAGACGGCGATAGTTCCATCCCTCGTCGTTTTGCACCACACATCTGGGAGCTACAATGGAAGCGTATCGTGGTGTCTGGACCCCAAGAGCCAAGTGAGCTACCATTGTATTGTGGCCCGCAACGGGGACAGAACAGTCTTGGCAAAGCCAACCCAAAGAACATGGCATGCCGGGGCATCGGTCTGGAAGGGACACAGCGACACCAATTCATTCAGCATCGGACTCGCGTGGGACGGGGATACCTACAAAACCCCGCTCTCCAAAGAATCCATAGATTCGGCAGCAGAGTATCTTTTACCGATACTAAGGCAATACAAGATACCGATTCAGAATATCACCAGACACGCGGTGGTAGCCACGCCAGCGGGCAGGAAAGACGATTGCTCTCCCGCCGCCCACGAAGCATTCACGAAAGCGATAGCGAGGCTCCTATGAGCAAGAAACAACGCCCCACAGATAGAGATGCTGTGTTTGAGCAGGTCAGAAGCCTGCTCGCGGAAACGTATGACTGCGGGATCGCCCTCTGTTCTTGGGAAGAACAAGGAACTACCTATCACGCATACCTCAAGTTCGGCAACGATTACGCCGCAGAGAAATTAACAGAGAAGGCGAATGAAATCATATTCCCAATAGAAACCGAAGAAGACGAAGAGGAGGAAGACGAAGCATGAAAAAATGGCAACAGATTGAACGGGACTCCACGGCGAAAGCCCACCAAGCGGAAGTCGCAGACCTAAAGAACCAGATCAAACGCTACAAGGAAACTGTAGCCGACCTTGAATCCCAACTCGGGGTGACCGAAGCACTCAAGGCATCCGGGCAAGTTACCTCCTCATTCAAGTATGACCGCACGGCAAAGGGACACGAATCTGCGGCGGTAGCAGTCCTCTCCGACTGGCACGTCGAGGAGAAGGTGGACCCCAAGACAGTCAACGATCTTAACGAATTCAACCTTGGCATTGCAGAGAAACGAATAGAGAAGGCAACCAAAGCGATCCTGCGCCTCACAGAAATCGAACGCGGAGGCAGGGACATCCCGATCCTTGTCTTGGCTATCTTGGGCGATCTGATGACCGGATACATCCATGAGGAACTGAGGGAGGAGAACGAACTCTCTCCCACCCAAACGATCCTGTGGCTCAAGACCCGGCTGTCCAAGATGATCAATACCATCCGCAAGGAGGGTAACTTCGACCACATCCTAATCCCATGCTCGATCGGGAACCACGGGCGGACCACTATCAAACCAAGGCACTCAACAGCTTACAAAAACAGCTACGAGTGGTTGCTCTACAAGCTCCTTGAGCAGGAGATTACGGACGGAGTGACATGGCTCGTCGGGGAGAGCTACCATACCTATCTTGAAATCTACGGCAAATCCATCCGCCTGCACCATGGTGATGGGCTGAAATACCAAGGTGGCATAGGAGGATTAACCATCCCAACCGAGAAGGCTATCGCAAGCTGGAACAAGGGTAGACACGCCGATCTCGACATCTTCGGGCATTGGCACACCAGCCAGCAGAATCCAAAGTGGATTTCCAACGGAAGCCTTGTGGGTGCCAATAGCTACTCCATTTCCATCAAAGCCCCCCACGAACCTCCACAGCAAACCTACTTCTTGTTCGACGCCAAGCGCGGCAGGACAGGAACGTGGCCCATATTCTTAGAGGATTAACCTATGCCAAACTGGAACAGAATCATAGAGAACAGCAACAAGAAGGCTTACAAGTGGCCCGATGGCTGGGACTCCAAGGAAACCATCGCAGAGCAATTGGAGTGCAGCCCCGAGCGGGTGGCGGAACATCTTGCGAGTGCCATCCGAAATGGCGAGGTCGAGAAGAAACTAATCACCTACTGGGATGAATATGCCAAGCGAAAGACCTCCGCATACGGCTACCGCCCGGTTACCAAAGCCGCGCCAAAGGAAGCCAAATTATCGGTAACGATAAAGTGGCCGCCCGCCGAAGGAACAAGGGTCGCCCGCAGAGACAACGCAAACAGCAAGGGAACCTACATCGGGAAGGGGAAAGTCCAGTGGGATAGCGGTCAGATCACTCAGCCCAAAGGAAGAACAATTGAAAAAATAATCCTTGCAAACTAAAGACAGAAACCTATCGTGACGAAAAAACTATGAGTTGCCACAATAACAACTGCGGATGCAGCCCCAGCGGGTATCCGAGTGCCAATAACGAATGCTGCACAGATGTAGCTTCATATACCAGATTTGCATATAGTTCCGCACAATCAGCGGAAGCCAACGCCGCCAACGCACAGCAATCCGCAGATGATGCCGCAACCACGCTCGCAAATGTTGTTCAAAAAACTGGCGATACAATGACTGGCGGTTTGGTTATCAATGTCAATTCACCAAGCACCGCCCTCCGCGTAACCCAGCAAGGAACAGGAATTTCATTTATTGTTGAAGACTCAGTTAATCCAGACACAACACCATTCCAAGTGGATGCTTCTGGGAATGTAAGCATTGGAACAAACACAACATCAGAAAAGCTGACTGTTGTTGGAGGTATCCAAGCATCAGGAGCTATTAGGACAAGCAGTTCAGCTTTTGGGGTTGGATATTCTACAGGTGCTGGCGGGACAATTACCCAGCTAACAAGCAAATCTACTGCTGTAACACTTGATCGTCCGTGCGGACAAATCACACTAAACAACGCAACACTCAACGCCAATACTACTGTTTCGTTCGTTTTCAATAATTCCACAATAGCCGCTGGAGATGTATTGGTTCTAAACCATATTTCTGGTGGAACAATTGGTTCATATCTTCTTAACGCACAATCAGCCGCTGGAAGCGCAACAATCAATGTCCGCAATATCACAGCGGGCAATCTTAGTGAAGCCATTGTTATCGCATTTGCAGTCATCAAAGCCGTAAACTCCTAATCCTATGCCTTGCCAACCAGCACCTCCTTGCGAACCCACATTTCCACTTTTTTGTGATCCGCTTCCTACTACTACAAACGGACAGCGTCTCGTAGTTGAAGATGAGGCTTCTTGTCAGAAGACATTAACAAATCCAGAGAATCCAGCATTACTTCATAAAACCATCGCAGGAAACATCCAGTTCTCCGATGGTGGGGACACACAGCTTATCAAGCTGCCCCAGATGGCGGAACACCAAGCCTCGCAAGCACCGAAGATCATGGTCTTGCTCGCGGACGGGACAGTCAAGGCATGGGAGCCAACCAACTCGCTGGACAACTTCCTCGCGTATTGGGATGGGACATCGTGGAAGATTGGCAACCTCGGATCGCTCTTCCCCGGCGATGGTGTGTTTGTAAAGAACACGCTTGGTCAAGTAACCCTGCAAAGCGGCGTTGCCGGAGAGTCTCTTCAGTATGTAGGATCAAACATTGAGTTTGCCCCGCAATCACTTTCTCCAGTTCCTACTGGGCTTATTCTTCCTTATGCCGCCAACGCCCCGATTGCATTGCCATCCGGCTACCTTGAGTGCGATGGGTCTACTGTCAGCCAAGGAACATACGCCAACCTATTTGCTGTAATCGGCTCCACATACAACATCGGTGGTGAGGGACCAAGTGACTTCCGTCTGCCGGACCTGCGCGGATACTTCATCCGTGGGTTTGGAACCAATAGCGATGGAACTGCATCTGCTGCGTTTGGGACAAAACAAGCTGATGCATTCCAAGGTCACAGACATCCAACAACACAACCAACATCATACAATATTAATGCTGGAGGCCCAATCACTTTAACTAGTTATAGTATAGCACAAGGTGGCGGTGGAAACTTTCCTTTATTGATAACTGGCGATGCAAATATTTCTGATGGTGTAAACGGAACCCCCCGCACCGCATCAGAAACCCGTCCACGCAACATCGCAATGCGGTATCTCATCAAGACCTGATGGCAACCGAGGGTTCAGTATTTGATGGATTCACAAGTATCGTAGCGCAGGACGCCGATACGCATCCATCATACTTGCCTGAGTTCTATGTAGCCGAGTCGGTGAACCGCACCTTTCGAGGTGGGATCAACAGAACCCGTCCAAGTATTCGGAATATCCAAATAGTTGCTGGTGAAGACCAGCCAGCGACTATCGTTAACGATATTCAGAATGGGAACTTCCAAGGAGCTTATCCATATCGGAAGACCAAATACGAAACCAATGACGGCATAGTTCTATCCGTATCTGGTGTGATCTACTTTCTAAAGATCGTAAACAACATTGCGTATGCCTACAAGATTCCGGGCATACAAGATAACACAAAGCCAAACAATGGATGGAACGACCCAGACATGATGCACACATGGTTTGTGCAGGCTGAGGATCGACTTTATATCCAGAACGGATACCAGAATGCCATTACATGGGGAGGCGACCTTAATGATCTCGCCCGAAGACTCAATCCATTCCAAAAGAAAATGCCAATTGGCACGATCATGGAATATGCTTTTGGAAGAGTGTTCGTATCCGACCGATTCAATCGCATCTATGCTTCCGATATTATCTACGGCAATGGATTCACGGATACCTTAAACACCGAGAACTTCACAGAGATCACATATTGGGCAGAGGGCGGATCGTTCTCCACACCAGCGATGATGGGAGATATTACCGGGATGAAGGTCATGCCCGACTTGGGTGACAACCTTCGCGGGCAGGGTGCGCTGGTTATCCTCTGCGCCAATGGAGCGTTTTCAATGGACGTCAGCATCCCAAGGGCGGACTGGAACACATCCAACATCCAAAGGGTATCCCTCCTCGGGCGTGGATGCGCCAGCCCGTATCTGACCACAGTAAACTCTGAACTATGGTTCCGCTCCCATGACGGCTGGGCATTCTATTCAAATAGCCAGACAGAGTTCTACCGCTACTTCTCCATGAGGAAACTCTCGCGGGATGTGAACAAGTGGGTTTCTCGTGATACACCTTGGCTGAAGCAATTCGCCAGCACGATGTATATCAACAATTATCTGATCAACACAGTCGCCCCACAGACCAAAAGCACCCAAGCAAGCAATGGGGTTACGGGGCTACATAGATACCACAGGGGCATGGTTGTCCTCGACCTCGACCAAGGCTCCTCACCAAATCCCGATGCTCAACTTTCCTTCCGCTGGAATGGACTCTGGACAGGCATCCGCCCGACACAACTTCTGTCGGCAAACATCAATGGTGAGCAAAGGGGCTTCGCATTCTCATTCGACAAAGACAACAAGAACCGACTCTACGAAGTGACCGGAACACGGAGCGCGGACTACGGACCCAATGGAACACGCGAGATTGAGTCCTTCTTCACAACTGGTAGATACGACTTCAGCCGCAGCCAGCAGACCAATAGGTTCCTTCGCAAGAGGATTACCGGGGGAGAAATGTGGTTGTCGGAAATCCCCGGAGAAGCGACAAGCTCGGTTGAATACCGCGCCGACTCCAATCCTTGTTGGGAAGAGATCAAGCCAGCCAGCACCTATGGATGTCCACCCTGCTCTCCTATCGTTAACGATAAATGCGTTCCCCGCCGTGGAGGAAACCTCTACAAACGCTACAAGTTCAACACACCCGACCCAAGCGAGTGCAACGATATCTCCGACATCCCAGCGGTCGAGGGCAGCGAGTTCCAGATCAAAGTCAACCTAACTGGAAACGCAACTGTTGACAGGGTGAGGCTGATGGCAAACATCAAAAACAACGAGGACAACCCAATCGGAGACTGCCCGTCCGATGAAGAAGGTGCAGAATGTCCAGAATTTTGTTGCCAAGAGAAATATTGGAACTACTCTATCGCATAAATGGACAATCAAGATTCGTCTCCTCAATTAGTTTTCCCATCCGTTCCAGATGACTTTTGTCCAGAAGGAAGCTGGACAGATGTGCTGCAACTCTTTATTGACGAAGTTCTTTCCAACGGAACGATCAATGTGCCGGGGCTTGGCGATGTGACCCCGACCGAGATTGCAACGATCAACGCGCAATTGGTTAGCTT